GTCGATGCTCAACAGCATAAGGCTGACGAACGTGTATCTGTGCGGTCCTCGCATCCAGGCATTTCTGCGGCTACCGGGCGCCCGGAGGCGATGGAGGTGGTTCGCTCAAGTGGGAAAAAGATGCTCCTGCCTCACGCGTCGAATCCTGCTGAGGCGCATGAGGCGCTCTCGGAAAGTCCGCTCGAGCATCTGCGGTGGATTCAGCTCAACGTCGATCATTACGGTGGTGTGTGGCTTCGTGATTACCTGAAGGAGTATCCCGGGCTTAAGCAGCTGATCACTCTCGGTGAGGATGCTGGTCTGTGGTTCCACGATAAGGTGGATGCGTTCAAGCAGTACAACAGGGATCGGCGGCTACCCGTTCCAGTCCGCCCGTATTCATTCCCCCGGTGGGACGGAAAACCCAGGAGGTAGTTATGCGTCGTCGTCGGTTCGGTCGTCGTAGCGGTCGGGTGTTTCGTGGTCGTCGTCGTCGGATCATGCGGCGGGGTCGTGTAGGTCGGCTGCGTGGCATGCGGATTGGGTATCGGATGTGAAATGCAAATGGCCTTATCGAGCTGGGCTCCTTGAGGCTGGCTGCGGTCGCTGTCTCCCGTGTCGGATCAACAGGCAGCGGTTGTGGTGCATTCGGTGTTTGCTCGAAGCGGGCGAGCATTCCCATTCTCTTTTTGTAACTCTCACTTATTCTGATGAAAAACTCCCTGCAGATGGAAGCGTCTCGGTGCGCGCGCTACAACTGTTTTTTAAACGTCTACGCAAGAGAATTGGCCCGTTCAGATATTTCGGTTGCGCTGAATATGGGGAGCGAAACTGGCGACCCCATTATCACGCGCTCTTGTTTGGTGTGCGGGATTCAGGTGCGGTGCGTGAAGCATGGCAAGATGGTTTTGTTCACGTCTCCGGCGTGGGTCCTGAGTCTATTGGATATGTCGCGGGCTACTGTCTTAAGGGAGCGTACAACGCTAAGGGGATGAAATGGCACGGCAAGCCGGAATTGAAGCCGGAATTTTCGCTGATGTCGCGGCGACCGGGTTTAGGTGCAAGTGCTGCGAAGCGTATTGGTGCGTTCTTGTCTACCGAGGCCGGTTCTACCGCTATTTCGAGGGACAAGGATGTCCCGAGTGTTGTTCGGAGTTCGAAAAAGAAGTGGCCTCTTGGGAGATATTTAAGGGCTATCGTTCGGTCGGAAGCGGGCTTAGACGCTGCGGCGATCTCGAAACTTCGGCAGTTGTCGAGCGGTTCCGTTCTCAAGTCGATGAATCAGGAGGAGATGAACAGTTACATTGATCGCGTGGTCTGGCAGTCGGAAAAGGTTGGCCTTGAAGCTGAGGCTCGGTACAACAGAAAACGTCTAGAGAGGAAACTATGAAGCGGGCTAAACACAGTCTGTCGCATTACAAGCTGCTCACGGGTCTGATGGGCAAGCTCATTCCTATTGGGTGTTATGAGGTTCTTCCGGGTGATTCGGTTCAGCAGCTCACGTCGCTGCTCATGAGGACGATTCCTCTTAATGCTCCGGTGATGCATCCTTGCACGGTGCGTGTGCATCATTGGTACGTGCCTCATCGGCTGGTGTGGGACGGTTGGGAGGATTTCATCACGGGTGGTGCTGATGGTGAAGGCGGTTCTAGTGGCGCCTTTCCGTACATTACGACTCCCGGTTCACCGGGTGTGGTCGAGTCCAGTCTCGCTGACTATCTTGGTATTCCTCCAGGCCTTATTTCTAAGCAGGTTTCCGCGCTTCCGTTTCGGTCCTACGCGTTGATTTTTAATGAGTGGTATCGGGATCAGGACTTGGTGACAGCTCTCACGGTGTCGAAGGCGTCGGGGTCGGACACTACAACGAACACTACGTTGCAGAATATTGCGTGGGAGAAGGACTATTTCACGTCGGCTCGTCCGTGGCCGCAGAAGGGTCCGGACGTTACTCTACCTCTTGGGACTACGGCGCCTGTTACTCGCGTTGATGCGGCGACTGGCGAGTGGTACGCCTATCGTGATGGGACGAATACGCGTGGAGCGACCGGTACGATGGCGCTCGGATCTGGCGGTGGTGGCGGTCGTGTGGAGGACGCTGGCTCGAATGCTTTGACGTTTGATCCTAACGGGTCGTTGGTTGCTGACTTGGCGACTGCGACTGCTGTCGACGTGAATACGGTTCGTGAGGCTTTCGCAATTCAACGCTATCAGGAGGCACGTGCACGCTACGGCTCGCGTTATACGGAGTATCTCAGGTACCTGGGTGTTAGGTCGTCGGATGCGCGGCTGCAGAGACCGGAATATCTTGGCGGCGGCAAACAGACGATTTCGTTTAGTGAGGTTCTCCAAACGGGGGTCACCACGGCTGGTGCGACGGCTGGTGTCGGTAATATGAAAGGTCACGGGCTGGCTGCGATGCGCTCGAATCGCTATCGGCGTTTCTTCGAGGAGCATGGTCTCGTGATTACGATGCTCTCTGTCCGTCCGCGCACGATGTACCCGGATGGTCTTGAGCGCATGTGGTCGCGTCGGACGAAGGAGGAATATTGGCAGAAGGAGCTCGAGCTGATTGGTCAGCAGGAGGTGCTTAACCAGGAGGCTTACGCTCTGGATAGCGGTCCTACGGATGTTTTCGGGTACCAGGATCGGTATGCTGAGTATCGGCACATTTTCTCGAAGGTTTCTGGTGCGTTCCGCTCTACGCTGGACTTCTGGCATCTGGCGCGGCTGTTTGGTTCGGACGTTACGCTCAATTCGTCGTTCGTGAATTGCTCTCCTGATCCGCGTATTTTCCAAGTCGAGACTGGCGACAATTTGCTGGTCATGGCGTCGCATTCCATCCAAGCGCGAAGGATGGTGGCGAAGAATCCTGTTTCGCGCATTATGTGAGGTGGTGTCATGGGTAGAGAGTTCATTGATCCCACGCCGGTGGAGTGGCCGGTGGGTGTAAGTGTCCCGGAGTCGATCGAGCAGAAAATCGCGCGTATGGTTCGTACCACGGTGTCGATGCACGCTGCTCAGCAGGGTGCGGAAACGTTCGATGAGGCGGACGATTTCGACGTTGGCGATGATGATGGTCTGCCGGACTCGGTGCATGAGCTTGACGACGATCAGGAGCGCATCATGGCGGATCAAGCTGCGGTGCGGCGGATTCCTCCGCAGTTCCGGGAAGCGTTCGAGCGTGAAATCGCTCGTCGGCGTGCTGCGGCGCAGCATGAGTTGGAGAAGGGGGCGGCGCCCCCGAAAGTTGACCAGGCCGGTGGCTCCGGGCAAAGTAGCCCTACTTGAGGGCTACTAGGTTAACTGACACCAATGGCTAACTGGTTTCGCCGTTCGCGTCGGGCCGGATTTGATCGGCGGGGCGGGCCGTCTGAGGCAGGCCCTAACCGGAGGTTGCCCCCGGCGGCTACTAGGCTCCATGAGGCCCAGGAAGCGGCGGCGTTGCCAGGGGCTAGGGGGGTATGGGGGGACGCCCCCATGCAGGAGGCGCGGGCGTATGCGCCTCCGGGAGCGCAACGGGCGGGCCTACGTGCTAATCGCACCGGGCTCGCCCGGCCTTCCTACGGGGTCCTCACCCCTGTGCAGGCGCAGTTGTCGGCCCTCAAGCAGCTGCGGTACAAGGTCCCGGCTCGTACCCTCGTGTGTCATCAACGTGCGGTAAGGCGTGAGGTTCTTTTCGCTCGGCGCGTTGCTGGCTATCGTCGTTCTCCCGGACAAGGCGGCTCCTACCGTCGCCGGCCGGAATCTCAATACGGGTGTTAAATGTCTCTTTTCGGCTCGGTGCTTGGCGCTGTCGCCGGTCCTCTCGTCCAAGGAATTTTTGCTGATGATGGTCAGGAGGATCAGCAGGCGTTCGCTAGGGAGCAGGCGGATCGGAACACAGCTCTACAACGGGAATTCGCTACGCACGGCATTCGCTGGCGCGTCGAGGATGCAAAAGCGGCGGGAGTGCATCCCATGTACGCTCTTGGCGCGTCTGGTGCGGCGTTTGCGCCGAATCCCATAGTTCTCGATGGTGGCGGTGGGTCTCGGCATTACGGTGAAGCGTTCGGGAAAGGTCTTCAGGCGCTGATCGGCGCGATGTTTCAGTCCAACCAGAAGAAGGATGAGGTTCTCGCTCAGGCTGCAGCCTCGAATGCGGCTCTCGCGTCTACTGTGGCGGCTTCGTCGACGCCGTTCCCGCGGGACTTCGGTGATCTTGGCGATGAATTCGATGTGTCGCGGTGGCAGCGTTACGGTGCTGTCCCGATGAATCTTCAAAACGCTGTCGATGCTCAACAGCATAAGGCTGACGAACGTGTATCTGTGCGGTCCTCGCATCCAGGCATTTCTGCGGCTACCGGGCGCCCGGAGGCGATGGAGGTGGTTCGCTCAAGTGGGAAAAAGA